CTACATCAAGCCTTATAATCACCACATCCCATAATTAGTAAAATCAATCTCATGACCACATTCTGGGCAAACTCCAATAAAAACAGATCCAATGCCAGTACAATACTCAAATAGCAATAAATCTTTTTGATCTTTTGCACATTTGGCTACCATCCCTTTACTATTATTATTATCCATCTCTCCAACAAAAGTATAACCTAGTTTAATGAATTTTCTCTGTATTTCTGTATTATAATCTTTTGTATCTCCCCAACTTTCATTTTCTGGGAGATAAATATTTACGATCTCCTTCCCACTTCTGAACAAACATAAACAATGTTTAAAGTAATTTGGGTCATCAAAATCATTTGGTTCTGCCGTATCGAAATAAACTTTAACATTGTCATTTACTGTCATTAAATATCCATAGAACTCTTTTGCCTCTATTTCTACATTTTCTACAAATAATTGAATTGTAACTCCTAATTCACCTTCGCTGGCAGATTCAATATTAACTTCTTTACCTAACATTTTACCTGTGATAAATTCTAAATCCATATTCATAATATCTTCCTCCAATTTAATTGAACTAAATTTTGGTCTATTTTCAAATCTCATACTATCTTCTGGATTATAACAATTACAATCATTACAAATGCATTCAGAGCAAGAATGTGTGCATCCAAAGAATGATTTCTGATTAATCTGAACATCTTTCCAATGAATACAATCAGTACAATATACATGAGTGTCTTTGTCAGGCATTTTATTTTCTCCTTTCTAATCTTGTTAAGTTAGGTTTTTTATTTTTATAAGACTTTAGACGAAAGATAATTATTTTGGATAATTGTTTGGATATTTTGGGCAACCGTACCTAAAACACAATTTACATTCTTCGCTTCCTGGTTCTTTGCAATTAAGACATTCGCAGTCTGATTCATCACATACTGCTTCGGCACATAATCTACCTTCAAGTTCGCTATATTTTTTATTAATTTTTATTTCTTCTTTTGACATTATATTTAAAATAAATTCTGCCAAATCATAAATAAAATCATCATCAATCTCTTCAAAGTCATCTAATGTCATAGTTCCAATATTAAATGCTTCTTTAATTCTTGTAAGATTATAGATATATGTACCATCTTTAGTATTAAAACAGAAGTAATCATATAGTTTTTGTGCTATTTGATCTCTATTCATTATTTTTCCTCCTTAATAAACTCAATAATATCCATCATTACATAAGTTCTTTGAGCATATTTGTCCACATCCCAAACATTCAATAACCATTGATCTTCTGGATGATAGTCTGTGTGACCATAATAAACTCTACTCGGAATAATATTTCTAATTCCTACTTCTCCTTTCCAATTCTTATATTTTACTTTGATTGGAACTTCTACTAGTTGGGTTTCTAATCTTTCCAAATTTTTAATCCTCCCATTCTTCCTCTAATGCTTCTTTCCAACATATAGAGCAATTCATTTCATCGCATTCATCTTGATTTTCATTTAACCCGTATCTAGAAGGACATCCATTAATTATTTGATAAATTTGAGAATTAGGAGTTATTTCGATGTATTTTAATAATATATCTTTACCTGTCAAAATAATCCACCTCTTTTAGATTCTATATAATCATATTCCATATCGTTTTATTTTTCTCCTTTCAATACAACTCTATCAGGGAACTTATCTAACAAATATTGAGCCAACAAATGTCTATGACAGAAAGAATTTTTAGGGCAATAACAAACAAATGTTACACTTTCCATATCGAGTAATTTATCCCACTCTGATTTATTTTTCTTTAATGATTTATCCATCATATAAAGATACTGAATAGTATATTGTTCCTCTGTGATTAGTTTATTTTTATATCCCATAACCATATCCCATGTTGGAGCAAATGCTTTATTACCAGATTTAATTGTAATGTCTAGACGGTCTGGGGATGAATAACGGAATTGTGATGTATAGATTTGTAAGATAATAACCAGTCCTTTCTATCAATTTTTCAAATATGTTTTTATTTTATGTTGCCATTTACAGAATTCATTCGGTTTAGAACAAACTATTTTTCCAAGTCTAAATAAATAATCATAATTTGCATAATAACAATGTGCTGAACAACAAAGTGGTTTGTTTTTACATTCATATAATTTTTCACTGCTACTTATTGGGTTCATTTAATCATCCTTCTTTTCTTATTTTAAATCCATTAAAATTCTAATTTCATGGGCAAATTTAAAAACAGATCGGGTAGTAAATCGTAGCATTTTGGAGCATACGCTAGTATAAGAGAGGTGGATTTTTGAGAAAGTCTAATTATCTTCCTTTTTGCTACTTATTTAGATTTTATACTAACCATTGCAGGAATTAACATCGCCCATAAACAAGTTCCATCTTTCCCGTAATAAATTCCAACGGATACTGCGATAGATGTTGCCACCCATCCCATTACCCATGCTAAATATGCCATTATAATTTCTCCTTTCTATTGACTTAAAATGTTTGCTTGCCAAGGGAAAGGCAATTACGCCTTCCCTGTGCTTCCAAATCCACCAATTCTTTCATTATCTGTATTCCCATTATCAGCAACAAGAAATTGTAAGAATATGCCTTGTGCTACTCGTTCACCTGCTTCAATTGTTACAGTTTCATTGCTATCATTATAGAAACAAAAACCAATATTGCCTTCATTGTCTGGATTATTATAATAATCAGAATCCACAATACCTGTACAGTTGCTAAGTCTTAATCCTTTTTTAGTAGCAATTGAACTTCTAGCATAAAGAGTTAGAACCTCTCCATCTTGCATATATGATTTAATATCTGACCAAATAATTGCTTTACCATGAGAAGGAACTGTGAATTTTACAGGCGTTGCAAAATCATAACCTGCTGAGGTTTTTGTTCCTCTTTGTGGTTTGATCGCTGGAACTACATTTTTTTTCTTTTCATCTGATACTAATTCAAAACCTCTAATGTATAAACTATTCATATTTTTGTATTCCTCATTTCATATATTTTATTTATATTATATCTAGTTCATTTGTTTTATGTATAAAATAATCATAGATAATTCGTTTTTTGCTGTCTGTTAATTTATTTATATGTTTCTCATAAGTTTCATCATTTGATGTATTTCTAAATTCTCCTAAGAGACAAACCTCACATAAATATCTTAAATATACTGCTTCTTCAAATATTTTTAATGGTTTAAAATATATTCTTTGTTTCTTTTTAGTAAAATCGATTGTAAATTTATTATATTTTTTATCATATGATATACCCCTAATGCCAGTTACATTATTAATTTTGAGTTGCATATTTAAACAGTTTGACGGTCTATCAATTATCCTCAAATTATATTTTCTATTATTTAGAGAATCACCATTTATATGATCAACTTCGTTTTCACCAGTATAACCGAGTACATATCTTGCATAATATAAAATTTCTGAATCTCGATTTCCTGTAACTACATATAATTTATTTCTTTTCTTAGTAGTTCTCCATTTATGTAATTTTGCCTTTTGAACATCTTCAATATCTATAATACATTGAGCGACAATATTCCCAAATTTATCATACAAATTAATTAATGCGTAATCTTTGTAAGAAATTATCTCATTGGGATCAAATACCCCTCTCTGATTATTGTCCATAAATTTTCCATATGTTCTATATTGATTAAGGTGTTTACTACACAATATCATTTTTAGATGAGAAAAGTATTTAATACTTTTCTCATTGCTTGAAACATTGCAAATTTCACAAAACTTTTCTACCAATTATTAAAACCTCTTTTATTTATTATTTATCTGACAGGACATACCCCTGATTCGCATCCATCGTTCCCGATATCAAATTCAGTTTCAACTAATTCATACTTACTAATCAAAGAAGGAATAAATGGCTTCATCTCCTTAACTCTTTTATTGTATTCTTCTTCTGTGATAGCTTCATATGGCATTAACTGATAGAAAGAATCTGACAGAGATAAGAAACTTACGGCAACAATGTCCTCCCAATTATTAAATACCCATTCTTCTACTCCTTCCCATTCATTATCCTTAACTGTAACTGTAATAGAAGCGTTATGATCTACATAATTATTCATAAACATTTTATAGTTTTCAAGTTGTTCAATTGCCGACACATCATATTTAGTTCTTCCAACAGGAGATTTCATAGGAAACTCTATGACTTTTGTGGTACAAGTCTCTAATTCTTGACCAACTTCTGCAAGAATAGGATAATTTAACTCTTCACAAACTTTAACTAAAGGGTCATGAGCATTAATTCTTACTCTTCTAATAAACCAATTAGATTCAGAATAATGAACACCTGATGAAACTCCAGGTAATTGACTTAATGTTCCTTCTGGTTTTACTGTAGTAATTAATAATGATTTTGACATTTTTAATTCTTGTGAATATATATTGATTTCATCATGAGCAATTTGACGCATTTTCTTTAATATTTCTATTTCTTCCACTTTAGATATTTTAGTAGCATTAACCATATCTTGCCATCCAGTTAAAGAACAACCTGTTAATTTATCTCTTTGTTGTACAATATTCCATTTTGGAAGTTCTAACTCTACACAAGTCATACGATAACCTGCTCTTGCTGATAGTCTTTGGGATTCTAATAGTGATTGGATATCTAATTTGCCATCTTTAACAAATGCGAATACATTTACTGTAGTTAAATTACAAAGTCCATTAGAATCTAACAAAATCTCCGCACAAGGGTTCACTCCATTAAAATTTTCTCTACGTTTACTTCCTGCTATTTCATTAACAAATGCAGGTTCGCCTGAATATCTCATCTGCTCAATTTGCCAATGAATTTGTTCCCTAGAAGGTTTTTCTTTGTAGTAAATAGAGTTATTACTCATTTGTCTATGTGATAATTCTGTATCTATTTCCCATTTCCCATTTGAAGTTTGCTTGTATAAATTACTTTTTGCCTTAATACATTCGTCATCATCCGAATCAATTAAAGCTATTTCACTAGTCCTTCGAACTCCTCCGATTACAACGTTCTCACCAATAGCATTTAATATATCTACACAATTAATTGGTTTGAGTTTAATTTTCTCTAATTCTTGTTTGAGTCCTTCCTTTTTAATAATTTTATCTACTTTTGCAAACATTGCTTTTAAACTTTCGTGACCAGAAGCAGTTCCACCAAATGTTTTTAATCTTTCTCCTTTTGGTCTTACGTGGTCATAAACAAATACAATACTTTTAACATCAATAAAGTCTTTATCCCATAACATTCTCAAATAATAATCTAATGCTTGAACCCATCCACCTTTGCTGTCGCCTACAATGATTTTAATCATATTATTGTTTATAAATTGGATTGATGTATTGTCTTCTCTTTTTTCTTTAAGGACAGGAGTATAATCTTTATGAATAACTTCCATACTTGTTTTGACGCTAGGTAGTTTAGCTACATCTCCTTTTAATGCACGAAATCCAAATCCTGATCCAATCATTAATAAGTAAAAAGCATCTTTAAAAGCTTCAAAATTATCAATGACTGCAAACGAGCAATTGTAGTTAGAAGTAGGAAATTTCTCTGAAACTAATGTACCACCTATGTATAATGTTCTTCCAGATAAGAATTGCCTAAGATTAAAGATATTATCATATAATTTTTCTGCCTCATCTTTTGTTGTAGGAACTAAACCACAATTATATTCAACTGCTCTTTTTACTGTTTCCCACCAATATTCTCTACGCTCTTCATCTGGTAAGTACCTACTATATGTACGATAATAAACAAAATTACCTAGTTGCTTCATTGGTGAAGGTTGATGTTTATATTTGCTTAAAAATTCTTTACTTAGAAGTCCTAGTGTTTTATTCTTACGTAATTTATCTCTTTGGTTTCGATATATAATATATCGTTTAGCCACATCTTTTCTGTTGCTTTCCATTAGAATATTTTCAACAAAATCCTGAATGTCTTCAACTGATAATACATCTAATCCAACGGATTCAATTTTATTTGCGATTTCATGACTTACTTGTATATCAATACCATTTTTAGTTTCAAGCATTGCATTTTCAACTGCTCTAACAATACTATTTTTATCAAATTCTACTAATATTCCATTTCTTTTCTGTACCTTCAATTCTATGTACCCTCCATTATAATTATTTTATTTATAACTTATATATCCTTTAAAAGTATTATTTTATTTGATCATTTCTTACTAAAGTAAATATCCAACAGAATGTCAGTCTCCCCTAGCTCGTTTACAATCTCAACATATCCACCAGAACGTCCTATCAACTTATAGCTTTTACCAACTATATAATTCTCATATTCCTTAATACAAGTTAGTTCCATTACTCTTTTAATGATGCATCATCTTCTTTCTTCACAAATTCCTTAACTACTTCCCAATACCATAAAAAATTATTACTTTCTCTGCAAATATTATAAAATCTCATATAAACCTTACTATTATCCTCTGGAACTAAAAATCTTAGACAAGAACTTGATTTTGGACATTCTGCAAAACTGCACTGTGAAATATCAGCCAATTATTCTTCTCCTTTCTTTAATTTATTTCTTAACCACTCTACATCATAGATTTTCATATTTACTTGTCTATAATATGTAATTTTATTAGTGTCTTCAGATACGGTGTACATATAGTTTATTCTATCTCGGTAATTGTATTCTTCCTTGCTACATTCAGCCCAAGAATTATTATTCATATTATCACCTCCTCTTAATCCCAAAAATTATCTATATTTAATTTTAATAAATCAAACAACATTTCCTTATCATCTTCTCTATTCTTGTCTGCTAATTTACCATATTTCCTATATTCCGAAAGAGTTTCTTCCTTAGCATTATATTCTAATTTGTTATCTACAATCTTGAATAATTCTATCTCGCCATACTTTTCATCAAACTGTAACATTGCTTCTTCTAAATAATTATCCTCCATTAATCTTTTACACAATAACTTTATTTCTTTAATTTGTTCAGCTATTCCTTCTGATTCCGCAGTCCATGATTTATCACTATTGAAGAATTTTTCCATGTTGTCAAATTTTTTATACCATATGGAATAGATATAATAATGATCCCAATCACGATCAAACCATATTGTGGGGAACCATTTGATAAGATTGTGTATTCCTGCTTTAAAACTTCTTAAATGGGATAACATTTATGTATTTCGCCTCCTTAAATTATTATATAATGTATATTTATGCAGTCTTATGTATAATTATACAGAGTATTAATGTATAATTATACATGATTATATGTTCACATGATTTTCACCCCCTTTTTTATAGATTTGGGATTGTTTTGTGTGATTATTAGTTCGTAGTTCATCGCCAACCTCTCTTTAATTATTATACTATTTTATTGTTTAAAAGTCAACATTTTATTTATTGATTATTAATAATTCTTTAAGGTAAGTCTTTCTGTTGAAGTCTGCTTTCTTTTTAATAGCTCTATTTACTGTTTCAACATCACCGAAATGGAATACTTTTTGTTTTGATCTAGTTTGACCAACATAAATAAGATTACTATTGAGCATGAATGTATGTGCTTTAGGAGTAATAAGAATAACTATCTTCGCCTGACCTCCTTGCGCCTTGAATGTCGATATTGAGTAAGACAATTTTACATTCAATAAGTCATTTTTGGTATAAACTACAACCTCATCAAACTGGATAATTGCTTTACCATATTCAATTTTAATTATTTTCCCTATTTCTCCATTTGCAATAAATGTTTTATCATCTTCGTCTATCCAACCATCTTTGAATCTTATTGCCTTGTAATTATTAACCGTCTGAATAATTAAATCATTTTCATAGAATTTTGTATCTCCAATTTGAATATTAATACTCTTTAATGACACATTGGGATTTGATATAGGTTGTAAGTATTTATTGATATTAACCGTTCCATAATCACCAACATTGTATGATGACAATATCATTATGTCTTCTCTTAAATTTGTTGTTAATAGTTTTTGATATAGAGCAACGACATTCTTCATTATCCTTTCTTGTTGCATTGGAATAAACATATATCCTTTATCTTCTCCGAATATTTGTGGTTGTTGAGAATCTTCTAAAAATCGTTCACAATTTCTAGTTTTTGTAGCAACCGTTAATACCCCTCCTTCACCATATCTAAATATTTTAGTTAGTGAAACTACAGGGATTAAGTTTGACTCTATCAAATCGAAGAACACATTTCCTGCCCCAACGGAAGGTATTTGCGAACTATCTCCAATCATTAATAATTTTGTCTTAGAAAAATTAATTGCTTCTAATAAATGTTTCATTAAAAATACATCTGTCATCGAAAATTCATCAACCAAGATTACATCATATGGCAATGGGCATTCTTCATTGTAACCCCATACTGGGGGTATATAAGATAACCCACGATGTATAGTAGAAGCAGGTTCTTTTGTGAATTCAGATAGCACCTTAGCAGCTCTACCCGTAGGTGCTAATAAGATAAATGATTTCTTGTTTGCTTTCAACATATCAATAATTGATTTAGTTGTTTGGCTCTTGCCCGCCCCTGCATAACCATTGAGTATACAAACATTTGAACTACACATCATAGGAAATACTTGATACTGCTGATCTGTGAGAGTGACTTCTGAGTTACTTTTATATTGCTCTGTTTCTATATCCCATTTGTTTTCTACTTTTAAACCTTGTAAAATCTTAATAGCAATATACTTTTCTGTTTGATATGTCTCTTCTAATGATACGGTATGAGTATCTTTATCAAAGTGAATATCTTCATCATTTTTTATAATATTAACAAAGTGTTCAATACATTTTTTAGCCAAAGCTTCAGATTGTTTCCTTAAAGTCTTGATATCAATTTTTGTATTGCCATCATTTTCGTTTTCATCTAACAAGAATATGATAGCTGATTTTTGCCTTTGACTTGAAGTTGCTAAATCAAAAGTAAAATCAATTGGTTGTTTTTCTCCTTTATTTTTCATCTCTATGCAGTTTTTATTAAATTCTAGAAGTATCTTGTCTGCGGTTTTAAATGCGATACGAGAAATGTTGCATAAACACATGTAGGGATCATCTTGTAATTTTTCTTTAATCTTATCAACTGAACCATATTTATCATAAAGAACTTTTAATACTTTAAACTCAATGAATCCTTTAAACTCAGAAACCATTTCTGCAAGTGCAAAGTTCTCAATAATTTTACGCTTAATAACATCAAAACGAAACTGACCAATATTGTATAATTTCTTTAAGTCAATATCATCTAGACGATTAGTGAGAACTCTATCAATAATGTCTGGATATTCCCTCATAATTTCTTCTGTGTGACTATAACTGTCTAATATACTTTGTAGGAATAGTCTAGTAGACGCTTCTGTTTTAGGTCTATCTCTTTTGATATTAATAACCTTATACTGGATACCACTTTTACCATTTTGCTCTTCTGCATTTACTTTATATTCAATTCCTTCTTCAAGATCGGGAAGATTACCAACAATGCTTACATTTCCATATTTACTAGGTTGTATATATGGAAATGTAAGATGGTCAACACTTAACCCATATATTTTATAATCTTCAGTATTATATGGGTTATTTAAAACTGTTCCTTGAAATTCTACTAACACTTTTGCCAATTAATACACCTCATAATCAAATAATATTTGCTCATCTTCGTTTGATTTTCCCCATTTACCATCTATCATTATACTTTTCTTTTGTGTTTTAAATTCTCTTACCTTTATCACAGAATATAATTGGAAGGGATTTTCAATAAATATTTTACCATCTTTTATTTTTGTTTTTATCTCTTCTCCTGAATTAATTCTTCGCAATATAACATGAGGTTTTGTTTTATCTGAAAACTTTTTCATATCAATAATTATATAAAAATTATCTCCTGCTTGCTCGTATGTAGTGAAAATTTCATCAGTGTATTCTAATTCATTCTTAATTTGGTCTTTAATTGAGAGTTGTTTGTCTTCGTATTTACTGGTTACTTCTTTAATATAACCTATCATATCTAATTTTCTATATTGGTTTTCTGTCTTATCTTGAGAATATTTAATTAATAACTTTTCATCTAAGTCTAATTTCCCAATATCCTTTATTTTTATTTGTTTTCGTTTACTATGTTTGTTGAACAAGTCTAGTATTTGCATTAGTCTTTTATTCTTTCCATAATCTATGAAGTAGTTTAATATGATAAGAATATTAACTTGCCTAGCACTTACGTCTACACTATCAAATATAAGTATTAAAAGATCAACAAAATTCATCTCTTTATTACTATCAATAATATCAATAATAGAATCTCTAATTTTATTACTAATATATTTAATATCACTTTGTAGTTTTTGTTTCTTAACTTTAGGATCTAAAAAATCATGTAATCTTTTATTAGCCATATCTAAATAATATTGTTTGTTTAATTCTTCAGGTATGGTTTTATTAGTTACCTTTTCATTATAAATAAAACAATGCTCTGGTGTATTACCTATCTTTTCTATTTTATCTTCTGATTTTACTTTAAATATCCCATAAGCATTTTCGTCTGCGCTTGCAAAAACCCTTAGAACTCGTTCATTAATTTTCATATCACCGTATAAAGCATGTTGATATAATCTAGAAATTTTAACTATTTTTTGATACTTAATTAAGTCATTACATTCATTAATAGTATCTTCTATTTTTTTACCTTTCACAAAATAATTTATTAATGCATCATTTATAATGGGTAAATCATAATCAATAGCATTTAGTTTTTTTACATATGCCCCTTTAGATTTATATTTCCCTTTTGAGTCAATAATAATATAATTATTTACATCTTTTTGATATATTTTATTAAATATATCCCATTCTAAATTTAATCTTGTTCTAATTTCCCATTCTTTAGCTACTGATTTTATTTTTTCAACATTATTAGCATTGTCAATTTTAAGAAACAATCCATCTGTATTTGATTGTATTAATTCGCAATAAGGTTCTATTTTCTCTATTAAATCAAGTAATAATAATTGTCCAGCGATACAAACATTATTGGCCATCAAAGGATCATACAGGTTATTATATTCATCCTTCATTGCACCATAAGTTGCATTTAATACAATTTTATAAGGTAATTGCATAGGATTTTTTGCTGCTTTAAGTTTTAAACGAGTATCCCTAATCTTCTTGTATTTGCTTGTATCACTTACATTTCTACTTACATACCCATACTCTATCATTAATGCAGGATAAAGACTCGCTACATCACAACAAAGAATAATTCCTTCATATGAATAATTAGGTACTGCTCCGTGAATACCTCCCCAAGCAAATACATGTTCAACCCCCGCTACCTCTGTAATTAGACTCTTTTTATAATTCATATTTTCTTTAACATTATACCAATCTAAAATATACTTATATTTTTCAGATAAAACTAATGTATCTGGTATATTTAATTCAAATTCGTCATCTCTTTCGCTTTTTAAAGCATCTAAAATTATAGCAGATAATTGAGCTTTTGTTTTTGTAAACATGGTCATAGGTAAATCAAACGCTTTAATTAAAGCTAACTGGCTGTCAAATTCTTCTTTTCTATGATTAAATACTTCAATTGTTTGTTCAACATCGTGTGTACAATATTCTAAGACTTCTTTTAATTCTTCAGTTGTCAATTTTCTATTTATAGTAAAAGGTATCGAGGACTCTTTGATTTTAGACCCCATGAATCCTTCTAACTGTTTTAGACTATGAAAACCAGTAGCAATATCAAAATTATTCAATGGGAAGTCATTTGATTTTCTTACTACTTGACTGCCTTTTTTATCGTTGATAATAATTTCATTGTTGATTATATATGGATTCATACCTGATAATATCCCCTTGAGTATATATTGGTCATAGTTTCTGGAGTTATAACCAATCCAGATATCTTCTTTATGGCGTTCATAAAAATTATGTAATTCATCAGGATTGTTTACAATTTGTGTTTTTTCTTTTGTATCTTGATTTATTATTACTACTAACCATAAATGTTTAAATACCTCAAAATCATAAAAAAGAGTTTTCAAATTCATTTCTCCTTTCTAAATTTTATATTTACGGGTTTTGTTAAAGCATCAATTATGCCCCAATTTCTTTTGAGTCTATCTTGTACAGTCTTATAGTTTATCTTATAAAAATCACACCATTCGGATAATGTTCTTGTCTCATCATTTATTATTATGATTTTATTTGACCTTTTATTATTGCCTTGAACTTTCATCGTAGTCCATCTACAATTATTTGATTCATAATTATCATTAACGTCAATTCTATCAATGCTTAATTTATCGGAATATCCATTCTCATTGGCCCAATTATAAAAAGTTATAAATCCATTGTCTGAATTTAACCACTCGTTGCATATTAGAATTCCTCTATTACCATAACTTTCATAACTTTCTACATTTGTATTATAACATCTACTTTTCATATCATTATAAATCCTATATAATCTACTTTTTCTTAGTCCATGTGTAGTATTTTTTTCTATCATATATTCTGATTTAAAACATCCACAAGAAGTTACTCTATTTAATTTTAAGTCTCCAGAATTAACTACAGTATTACCACCGCAATCACATTTACAATACCATTTACCTTTTCCTTGATATTCCATTACTAACAATCTTCCAAATTTACTATCTTTTAAATTTTCGTAATGTCTTCCCACTTATAATATCATCCTTTCTAGTTTAATAAATCCTTTAACCAACTATTATCATCTTCATCAACTTTATTATCTGTATTCTTAAACATTCCCATTGCATCAAGATATGCCTTATATGGTGCATGAATTTTCGCTGAAAATCCATTCAAATTTGCTAAAAAATAACTCTCTGTATCCGTAACGTCTTGCCACCATATTTTATTATTAAGAGTCTTCTTATACTCAATTTGTTTAATTTTAATTTCTTCTACTGTTTTAATTATATCTTTAATTAATTCTTGAACAGATTCATCATCTAAAGATATCTCAACATAACAATCTTTAATTACAAATTTCTCTTGAATATCCTTTGGTAAATGCTCTATCGAATTATGTATAGACATTTTATCAAGATAGTTATCAATGTCATCTTCGCTAAATTTATTATCTGATTTCTTTAACCACATTTTAGCATTTGAAGACAAACTATTCCCAATATCATTTCTTTCGATAATACGACTCTTTACTTTCCCGTTAGCTTGCATACATTCAACTTCTACATATTTAAGGAATGCCCATCTAGCAACAATTTGATCCATAGGTATATTTAATTTCTGATGAATTCCATATGAATATAAGAGTAATTGTCCACGTTCTTTTTCTATTTTTTTGCCTTTATATATACTTGATGTTTTCCAGTCGGTAATTACTAAAATATCTTTCTCATTTCTTTTTTCCATGTGTATAGCATCAATGTAAGATTGTATTAATATATTATTTATTTTTATTGGTACAAACTGCTCACATTTTAGATTATATGGTATCGGCTGATGATTCTTGAAGAAATGCCTCATACATGCTTCATATTTATTGCCTATTTTTTTATTTTTTTCTTCATCACTCCTATCGTATTTTAATCCTCCAATAGTAAATTCAAATAATTTCTCTTCAAATATTTCTATCATATCGGCATATGAAATTTCTTTATTGTAATATTTCTCCAATATATCATGAGATGCATTACCAAACACACCATAAATAGAATCATGTCTATCTTCTGGTATTTTTAATATGTATTTAAGGAAAAAAGTATAAGTATCCCCTTTATATTGATTATATTTAGACCATGAATAAATCTCATCACAATCTAATTTATTAGCAATTAATTGTACTTCTTCAAATTGTTTTCTCAATTTAATTAATTCCTTTCTTTAATATATTTATTATGTTCGCTTGCGTCATATACTGTTTTATATTTGAATAGATATTCATATATTTTATTAGGCGCATCCATCGGTGCTTGCTTGTCTTGTAGTAAATCATATTTATCATAAATATAAGAAACATTTCGTATGCCATAAAATTTTTCACACATACCTCTAATATGATGTAACTCTATTCCTACATCCATTGCAATAACTATATCAACATTCAATCCTATCAAAATTCTTACTTGTTCCTCAGATATGTCATGACTCTCAATTGCAACTACAGTTCCGTCTTTTCTGCTGTGTCGCTTAAGGACTGATTTTTGAGATTCTGCAATTACGCAATAAGTCGCCTCTTGTATAGTTTTATAATTTTCTTGCAACCCATAAACATTAAGTGACTTAAAATATTTCTTTAATGGAAAGTATTTTGGGATGTCCAACATTTCCCACTCTCTAATTGTTGTTCTTCCCATAATTCCTATGAAGTCATTCTCATCTCCGCACCAGAGCCTAGTCGGTATGACTATTCTCTTCTTTTCTGCGCTATACCCAATCTTAAATACATCACATGTGAAGGGTAAAATTCCCTCTTTAAGCCAAGAAATGTGAACCAGAGGTATATACTCTTTAATGATTTCATTGTCGAACAACTCAATATCATCCAAATTAACAATACATCTTTTTCTTTTAACCTTTTTGAATACATTCAATGGGTCTTTCTTCTCAACTATTACTTCTTTTGTTTTAAATTTATACTCTAGTCCAAATAATTTATGTAGATATTTATTTGCTTTCGGGAAAGATATATTTTTTATAGTCATTATTAACGTAAATATATCTCCCCTTATTGTTTCGCTATCTGATTGAAATATTTTTGTACCTAGTGTCTCTTTGTTAATTGCAATATTATTTTTAGATGAATGGTTTGGTAATCCACACCTAAATTCTTTAGTATATTCTTTTAGATCATGACACTCTAAATCTTTAATTATTTCTTGCAATTTATTATTTTCTAATATATAAGTTTTTAACTCAATAGATGTCATTCAAGTATTTTCACCTACCTTTTAAAAGTCAATTAAAAGTCTATTTGTAATTTTTACATAATATATTTTCATATTGTCTCTTTAACTTATCTCTACAACCATTTTTGATATTCAAATGAAGGAAGTTATATTCTTCTAAATATTTTTCTAATATTAATTGTTTATGCTTGAAATATTCTATGAATGCATTAAAAGGATTATCAAAATATCCTAAATGCTCACATTTGCCATTATTTGAAATATTACACGCATATTTTTCTTTTATTTGATTGTAGGATACTCCTGGATATCCACTAGTATTATGCTTCTGAATATTTGTAAAAAAATTATTTATTTTCCCAGGTATAAATACACAATTTTGTAAATTATATATTTTTGTATCAGTTAAAATATCTTTATCAATTTCAAATTTAATACCTTGATGATCTATCATATCTTGATAACCCAATATTTTAGGTATGCTTTGAATAAAATATTCAAAGCATAACCATCTATCATCTACAATACAATCTTTATATGTTTCTTCTTTGATATGAAATTTTTCATCATAACATCTTTGCAACATTGACACCCACATATTTATATATAAATTATGTTTAACATTTTTTATATATCCATAGTATCCTTTATTATAAATGATTGGTTTAAGAGAATCTTTTAAATTACCATTTACAATACTACACCCAATAGCAATAGTTTGATAACCAGTATTTTTAAATTCAACTACATACCGTTTATTTCCTGTCTTAGAACCGTTTGTATCATATACACCTAAAACTTTATATTCTCCAAATCTTTTACTTGTAAAAGATTTTCCAATATATTTATTTCTATCATTCTGATTTTCTATGTCTTTATTAATACTATACTTTTTAATCAAAAATATTTCTCCTACCAATCTTGAGTAATATTACAAATTCCTAGTTCTTTATAAATATTTAAAGATAAATCATATTCTGCAATAATTTGAAATTGATTAGTATTACCAAATCTATTTTTTGTAATAAATATTATAAGGTATCGTTTATCTTTATTTAACTTAAATGGTATCTTGGTTAAGCCTCTTTTCCCTTCAAGTTTATATGGTTTTATTTCGTGCTTCTCGTTTTCATATTCATCATCAAAAGGTTGTCTAATCATAATATTAACAGACATTACATCTACGATTGATTTAGCCATCCCTATTTCATTATTGGTATAATATCTTAATTTAGTAGCAGTTTTACCCAATTGATAAGTCACTAATAAACTGACATTTTTTGCCGATGGCTTTATTACATCATATATTTTTACCATATCTCTTTGCATTTCTAACCAAGTTTTATCAGAATTACTATCCGCATTTTCTTTCAATGTATCTATGCAAAAATATTTAACATTTGCCAAAGAAGAATATTTTTTTATAATTTTGATAGCTATATCGGTCGTGTATTTTTCTAATGGTATGATAGTAATGTTTTTATTCTCTTTTTTGTCTTCAATCCATTTTGCACATTTTCTCAATAATTCCATTGTTAGATCATCAAAATTTCCGTCTCTTAATATGTATTTATGCATATTTTCTTTATAAACATTATTTGCCACCCATATGATCATTTCTTTTTGAATTTTAGTTTGATCTTCTTCGTTTATAATAAAAACTATTTTTTCATTGTGTTTCAAGATAGAAGGGAAAAGCCAATTGATTGCAGTAGTTGACTTTCCTGCTCCAGATAGTCCTCCTAATCCAACTATATTTCCTAAATTTAACCCTGATATTTCTTTATTTAATATAGTACAATTATCAAGAGGCAAACCAATATTAATTCCTTTATGCAACTTATCAATCAAATCATTAACTCCAGAGCAAGCATTATAACTTTTTATATCATTTTCAATATTTATAAATATATGATTTAAGTGAGTTTCATAATAATCATATATTTGTTCAACGTTCATATCAGCAAATTCGCTTAATTTATCATACACTGGAAATTTTGCTTTTAATAATCCTAATACTGCATTCCATTTATACAACTCATCAATATAACCTATTAAATTCTCCTCTTTTACGTATTCTTTAGCTTTTTCAATTGTTTCATATCCACCATATTCTTCATATTTAGCTTTTAATTTATCATGTTTTTCAAGATATAATCCAACTGTGATTTCATCTAATGACTGCTTTTTCTCTTTTATTACTACATCATACGCAATGCTAAAATAAACTCTCCAAATGTTATTGCTAAAATCTTCTATTCTCATTTTTTCATTGGTATAAATTAATTCTGGATTCTTAAAAAATATTGAAACAACATTTGCCTCAGTAGCTAATTTAAACTCTTTTACTTTTTTTACCGCATCAATAAGTAATTGTTCATAAGGACTTATTTTTTTTTTAGCAGTAGTAGTTTTTGTCTTTGTTTTTGTAGCAACAACCATTTACCATAATTCCTCCAGTTCCTTATTTACTTTTTTTACTTTCGCTTTATATTCAGCTCCCTCATGTATTTGATTTTCTAATTCTAATTTAATAGTCTTCTCTTCTGATTTCTTACCATTTCTTAACCGAACTACAACATTATTTATTTCTTTATCAATTATTATCATTGCATAGTTAAATTTATGATTTTCATCTGCAAAAGCAGTTTTATTCTTTTCAAATGCTTGTAAGATTGATTGTCTGCAAAATTTAAAAGTAATTAAAATAGTTTTATAATCGTATTCTGCATTTACTTGTTGTTTTTTGTTTCTTAAGAATTGTCCTTTTATTAATCCTTGAAGGCGTAAAACCATATATTTAGGTAGTTTAATTGTTTTATCATAACCCATTATTTTTTCACGAACATATTCATACAGTTCCACCCACTCTGGATTTTGTGCCATTGTAAAATCACCAACCTTCATGTTGATAATAGGGATTATTAAAACAATAATCCCTATTATATATGTGTATTTATTTAAGCATTGTAGCAAATTCTAGAACTTCTTTTAGTTTTTCAATATCATTATTTCTAAAATCTTTGATGTTAATTTCTAAGTCCCTCATTTTTTTGCCGATTTTCTTTTGGCTCTCTGGAGACGCAGATTTGAGAGTATCTTTAATACTATCCGCAATCTCTTCTGCTTTTTCGTCTTCTATTTCCATTGACTCTTTATCTTTTTCAACTCCAGTAGAGTAGTCAACTGCTTTTTTCACACCGAACTTCTTTGTACTCTCCCACTTGCCTCTCCAAATTTCAAAAGATGGGTCTTCTAGAACTTCTCCTTTTTTAGTAACACCAGTTCTATCTTTATAAATTTTACCGAAATAAGTTACGTTACCTTCTTTATCTTCTTTTGTGAACATTTGTATTACAATGTCAAAATCATACTCTGCCTTTTTAGCAAGGTCGGGAGCTTCACCGATTTTCACTCTGTCAATATTCTTATTCTTTTCTTCGGCAGTAGGTTCTCGAAATACGTCTTTTTGGTGAGCAACTTCTACAATCCATTTACCTTGGGATGAGAACATTATGTATGCCGTTTTTAAGGCTTGATTCCACCGTTTAATATGACCCCAATCACGTTGACTTAAATTGAGATCATCCATATCAATATCTTTACCTTTTCTAACTTGTTTCCTTGACCTTTTTTCAACAACTTCGTATGCTGCTGATTGCATATTCTCATATAACTTTGTACCACTGTCAATTGCAATAGTATCAAATTGTGATAGTAATTCTTCGTCATTTAATTCATCAAAAGTTTCTTGAACCTCTGAGGCAGAAGTTGTACGCATAACCCTAAGAATATTAGGATTATTCTCTAAATAATAGGTATTACCATCTTCACTATCTACTAAGTTAATATTTGGGAAAGTACCTGCAAATGTAGATTTACCCGATCCCTGCCCACCAAAAACCAAAACTTTTCCACCAACATAGCATAATACCTCTGCTTTATCTTGAAAACCCATATTTTAATTTATCCCCCTTAACTTTTATTTTTTTTATTAATTTTATGAGTATATCAGGAGGGATTTTTACCTCCTGATATATAGTTATAAGAGATTAATCGTCTAATAATTTCATCCAATCATCTTCACCGAGTTTTTCTTCTTCTAACTCTTTCTTATTGAAGCCTTTTTCAATCTTTGAAATTTCATCCTCTAAATCTGTTTCTTTTTCCTCTTCATCAAGGAATTGAGATAAGAATACTAAATCAGATTCTTTATACTTATCCTTATTGATTGCTAAAACAGGAACTTTTGTTTCTCCTTCACCTTCAAATGTGATTAATGGTCGTTTGATAAGCATTCTTTTTTCTTTATTACCACCAATAGCACATTTATTAAGAGCCTCTTCCTCAGTGATAACATTAAGTTCAATTAGTTCTTTAATGTCTTCTGGAAGATCGTCTAAAGTAATATTTACAACACTTGCCCCTTCTAACATTTCTCCTTCGACTGTGACCTCTACTAAAGTACCTTTTTTTGCAGGAGTAAAACACTTAGCAATAAGTTTTTTTGTATTTTCAGGTTTTACCTTATCTACTTCAAGTTCAAATGTTTTTGTAAAAGCAACGCTCTTCTTGATTTCCTTACCATCATATTTACCAACATAATCAACTACAAATCCTGTAATTGGGAAGGAAGCTTTTTCTTTATCTAATTTACCAATCGCACCTGCATCACAAAGAATTGTTTGTGTAAATACGGCTTTATAATCTTCTGTTTCAGCTTTAGATAGGAATACAGACGTGAGTTCTTTTTTAACAGTTACACTATCATTATACGCCTGATATTTTAATTTACCTTTCGCATTAATAACCATTCCACTTTCAAGATGTTGTTGCATGTATTCAATAGCATCATATGCAGATAAGAATTTCTTAGTAAATGTTTTACCTTTTGTATCTTTTTCAAGACCAACTTTGATAAAACAGGACTCTGCTACAGATTCGAGAATTGTTTCATCAAATCTATCATCCCAATCAATAGTGAATCTATTATCAAAGTCCTCTTGTTTCTTACCATCTACTTCTTTTGTACCGTGAACATATACAACATTATCACGTTCTGAACCGTAACCACCCATCATATCTGAATAAATAACATTTCCATTTCCACAATCCACTCCAAGATTCATTTGATTCCAAACCCAATCAGACTTAGTGGATTCCTTATCCATTGTGAATGTGTAATCGTTTACTTTAGCTTCGCCGATGAGCATAAACTGTGCTTTGCCTTTTTTCAAACCTAATTGTTCTTCCTTTTTTGCCATATGTATTTAATTCCTCCAATATATTTTATTTATTGATTATTACATTAACTGTGAAATATATTATAAATGAGGCGGGCTACACATTCGTTTAATTGGTTTCCAACAATTACCTTTGTTTTTCAAACTAAACATTCCTTTCTAATTATTTATTTATCACTTATTACCTAAGTATACCACTTACCATCTAATAAATCAAACCAAATTTCCAACATCCCATAAAATCATGCTTTCATGCTATTTATGTATGAGTAAATGGAAGCATACACGAGCATTTGGAAGCATGAAGGAGATGAATTTTTATATAATTTCGGTTTATACTTTGTTAATGTGCATTATCCCTCCTCCACCAAATTCACCCTTTTTAAAATGATGTTTGATCAACTTTACTTGATATTCGTTCCCTCAACCCCTCGATTTTCTCTACCAATTGTCTGTTTCCTTAACCATAACATTGCTTCCTCTAGTTTAGTAATGGCAATAGCATTATCCCGACAAGCAAACTCTGATTTTTGGAAGTGCTCAAGCCGTATAATGACCATTGCTATTAAGTCTTCATTGCATACTCCATTAACACCACACTCTTTAATTGGCCCCTCTTGAAAATGAATTTGGGATAATGGACTTATCGGTTCATGCTGTTTTCCTATTGATTTTACATATTCATAAGATGGTTCAACAACAAATCGATGTGGGGCATTGAATTTCATCTGGTCAGGATCTTCGTGGGACACAGTTGTGTATTTACTGGTTAATAGATCGTGTTTTAATTTTATCATTATTATTTTTCACCTCCTACTTCAACCAATTTTTGATCAGCCAAATCTCCCTTTGCCTCAATACAACTCTCAATCTTAATTCTATCAGAAGGAACTAATGCTGGTTTCACACTCTTAAAACTACCAAATGTTCGATGTACAAGCATCGTCACGTGATATTCATTAAATCCCAAAATCTCAACAATCCTAGTGATCGGATTATATTTACTCTTTATAGTAAAAGTAACTTCAAATTTCTTATATTGTTTCATCGAATCAACCTTTTCAATTTCAATTGCTTCCTTTAATCCAGTAATAATATTGTTATAAACATCTTTATCTTTAACTTTATTAGGTGCAAGTCGTGGCTTAACATCATTATCTTTCATGAAATCAATAATTTTCTTATGTCCTTTTAACTCTTCTGGTTTTAACATTTTGTATTCCTCAACTGTCATCATTCCCAAACGTTTTTTTGTTTTTGCTACTTTTCTTTTGCTGTTGTAAGATACTGTCATATTTTTTACCTCTTTCATTTATTTATTATTTTCTTCATAAATTATCTACTAACGTGTTTCATAATCGTAGCAACCAATTGTTCGTTACTAGAATCAATTTTCTTAACCGTAACTTTACTAACTAATTCACCGAACTTAAATGTTGTCATTTATTCACCCCCTTTCAATTAATTTTATTTTACCATTATAAATCATTAATATTACAAATAACGCTTTCTACTTCACTTCGAGGTTCAATAGCAAATTCTTCATTATCTGAATTAATGCCATAGACTAGTTCTTCTCCAATTTCAATTACCATTACTCTTTGAGTTAATTCACCTTCTATGTAAACGTCAACAATATCACCAATTTTAATATCTTTTGCGTTCATAATTTATGTATTCCTTTCTGTTTTATGTAAATATTCTACTATTAATTATACTACTTATATTCCATTATGTCAACTAATTTTATTTATTAATTATTACAACTGAAACTCCTGCCCCAAAAGGAATATGCTTTCCGTATTAAATTATAATCTCCACAGGGTACATTTTTAACTCATCCAATAATTCATTTACTCCAATTTTAGCAAGAGCAATATATTTGTCTGCTGCTCCATAATATATATATAATTCATCATTATATATATATCCTCCTTGTGGGAAAACAACATTATTTACATCGCCAATTAATTCATATTCTTCTTCAGGTTCAAGCAATGGATAAGGTATTCGCGCTATAACTTTTGAAGGATTCTGTAAATTGAGTAGTGCTACACTACTACGATAAACTAAATTCCTGTCAACTGCATGATATAATAATAACCATCCTTCCTTAGTTTTTATTGGTGGCAAACTTCCCCCAATTTTTTTATTTTCCCATAAAAATTCAGGTTCCATAATTGTAGATGTTTCGATTTTTTCATGGTAATTTAACCAAGATTTTATTGAAAGAAGTTCGTCAAAACTATCAAAATAATCTAATTGGATGTTTGGTTCTATTCTGTGGATATAAGCGATTTTTCCATTAATTCTTTCGGGGAAAATAAAAGCATCTTTATCCCAACAATATTGATTAATAATTCCTAGTTTTGTATATTTTATAAAGTCATCCGTTTTAACTATTGCTACTCTGGCTTTTATACCATCGAACGCAGTATAAAAGATATAAAAACTACTCTCAAATTCAACTATTCTTGGGTCTTCACAGCCTTTAATCTCTTCTAAAAGTGTAGGGTATATTACTTTTTCATTTGAATCATACAGGATATTCATGTTTGTATCAAGTTTAGCATATCCAATATGTGATATATAATTTTCCTTATCTTTTATATCACTATTTGTAGCTCTATAAAACATATGAACAATTTCATCTTTTAAGAGAACTCCAGGATTAAATCTAGCGAAACTTCCAAATTGATCTTTAAGTGGCCTCATAATAATTCCCATTTTATTAAACTTAATCAATTAATATAATCCCTTCTTTC